GCGCTTTGATCCGTCTTTGTTTTTTAAATTCTTCGCGAATTCTTTTGCAAACAAAGTTTTACCAAGACCCTTGGCTCCAACCAAGTTAAGAAACGGGCAGGTGCTTGTTGCTTCGTAAGCCTTTAGGTAGAAGTTTAATTTCTTCTTTACGTTGTCTTGCCCTATTAAATGTGAGAAATAATTATTCATTTTCAAAAGATGTAAGAGCGTATTCAATCTTGTCTTCTACATTTTGAAGTTCGGAAAAGTCGCTGGATGTCGCTTTACCTTGTAGGTAATTTGCATATAACCTACTTTTGACCCACTCTTCACTTACTGGTATAAAATTAACTTCTTGAGATGCGAGATCCATGATCTCGTCAACAGACAAGGAAACAATGTTTGAGCAACCTTTAGTAGTGCTATTTCGGCGCTTGCGCGGGGTGCCATCTTTGTTTAATGATATTTTCTTCATATAGGACTATTATAGTACAAGTAAGCCCATATGTCAAGGCCATTCTTAAAGTTCCTTAATATATTTTTCAAGCAGCAAAAAAGATTCTTTAGTTCTCGCTTCCCTTTCCTTCTTTCTTGTTGGGGATTTAAGGGTGGAGCCTCTTTTCTTAACTTCTAGTCCGAAATTTATTTTTCTTAAGATCTCTTCCCATTCTTCTTTGCTTATGTCGTTTGGGGGTTGTGAGTTTTTGGCTTTTAGTATTAGATTAATGAATAATTGACATCCATCTTTGTAATTTTTCTCTTTCTCTTTTTTTGAGAAAGGTTTCTTGATTAGGTTTTTTATGCTTTTGAGTATTTTCATTTATCGCCAATGTTCTTTTATTGTGTTTGTTTTTATATTTTTTAAACTTATCACCTCGCATAGAAAGCCGTCTTTATCTCGCCAGTCCATTGTATTCATAATTAAATAGTCGTGATCTACTCCTCCTACTTTACCAAAGTGAAAAAACTGAAGCTCTAGCTCTAGCCTTTTTTCGTATATTAATTGACATATTTCTCTTGGAGAAGTTTCTGATAAACCAATCAAAAGCACTGAGTAAAATAAATCTCCATAAGATTCTTCCTGTTCGAATTTTATGGAACCTATCGATTCTCCATTCTTAGCTTCGCCAGAAAGTAAGGTCTTATCTAAATATAAATCGCGAAAGGAGTCCGAAAGTTTATAGAACGCAGCTTCTGCTTCGTCTTCATATATGTATTTGTGGGTTAGCTTTTCTTTCACTTTAGTATGAAAATGGTGGACGCGGCGGGAGTCGAACCCGCGTCTTTAAATTTTAATAAATGAGAATCTACAAGTTTAGTTAATTTTTTTTATAGTTGGGATATTAACATCTAACTTATTGTTTCAATTATTTGCCCCCGAATAATTCAGTGAACTACAGTTTATTAACAATAAAACCTTTTCTGTTTTTGCAGAGGGATGACCCCTCGTCTGCCGTATCTGCGTCTGACAGGGAGGGGTAGCAGGTGTTTAAGCTGCTAATGCGAGCTGTTTAACCCTAGGGCTAAAAGCTACAACACGATTTTTATTCTTGCCATGTACAAGTTTGTGCCTTTTAACGAAGCCTGGCACCTCTTCGACTTGCATCATACTTAATCCAATTTAAATCAAATCCAGTACGCGCCCTAAACATTTACTTGCTATTCTTTCCGAGGTCTGCAAGTCCTTGGCCAAGGATGTAAGCCACAGCGGGAGTTAAAATCTGTACTATCGCATCTTGAGTGAGGTTTAATCCCCAGACATGATTGACGATCGGTACTGAAGTTGCTACCGCTGCAGCCCAAAACTTTTTACTTTGCCAAAATTGTTTTTCTAACGTTTCCATTTTGGCAGTTTAGAATAATTCGTCGGGAATTTCCTCGCTTGAGGTTTCTGCTGAGGATTTAACTTCTTGAACCGCTTCTTTGGCTACCTGCTCTACGTTTGCCTTGTTGGGGTTCACGTCTTCAGATCTATAAACTACATAGTCTGGAGCTTTTTCGTTTTTCTCTTTACCCTTGTTCGTAAACACAACGACCTTGATTGTTTCCTCTACGCCTGGCATAGTTTCCATTTTAATTTGACCCGATAGGTACTTCTGACTTTTTCCGGCTCGAACCCATAACGCTCCGAGCTCTCTGTTTTTCCACTCTGACTGTTTTTCTGTCATTTTTTCTGACTGTTTTTCTGTATTTTCCATAATTATTTATTGTTGTATAAATTTTTTAATTCTTCTATGAATAAAGGTTTTGCCCCTTGTGATAATTTATTGTATTGTTTTTTCGCTCGAGAATAAACTCTCTTGCTTGTCGGATCCGCACTATTAGGATCAAAGTTTAAAATTTTTCTTATTTTCTTAGCTACTGTATTGTTCATGGGTTTGATTATAGTATATTTTTTTATTAATGTCAAGTCTTTTTTGTATTCATTTATGAAAGGATGATTTTTCCCAATCAAAACATCCAAAGTATATTTTTTTAAATTTATCTTTTGATGTATACCCTTTGGTTATTAATGATGAGTTGTTCGTGTTTGAATGAATATCGATAGCGGAATCTTGCCCTGTATGGGGATCGCCAATTAATAATTCACGCGAAATGCGTTGGCAGTAAATCTCAGATTGTTTTATGTCGAATTTTTTATGATTAATTCTGGGGAAAACTGTACAGTGGATAGCTTTCCCTCGAAAGGATAATTCTATTCCCTCTTTGTGCGGAGGCATTTCAAGGTGGAACGATTTATTTATGAGCTTTATGAGTAATTCGTTGTATATATAATAATACTTATTGTATAATATGTTATTATTTGATTCTTGAATAACTAATGATGAGTTTTTATTATCACTAAAGTATATAGATTTGGTTAACTGCTTGCTGTTGAAGTTATATTTTATTGCAAAATTCAACCCCGATAGCCCGTTAACTTTTTTCTTTGTGGTAGTATAGTTTTGTTTTAATTTACGACCGAGGGAACCATTCTTTGTGAGCCACTTAAAAAAAGCAGAATCAAATATTTGTTCTTGATTGTATATTTTGTAATATAATTTAACCGAATTTATTGAGGAGTTAAAATCGAATGCGTAGCCGTCCAGCGTTTTAAAATTAGACTTTAAGCTTGTGGAGAAATCCATAAAGTCTAAAAGAGAATCGGGCGATTGCCTTAATGCTAAATATTCTCTAAGATTCATCCTTTATGTTTTCAAAAGATGGTACTACTTTGTTGAATTTCTTTTGGGTTTTATTATATAACTTTAACCAACCCAACATTCTGCCGAGTAACGGAAGGAATAAACAATTCTTTGCGCTAATGCCGTTGTCTAATGACAAACTCGCAATAATGCATCCTATATTCATTGGCACAGGCATGCGATTTTCCATGCTCAGGCAAAAATTTGTGTGATCAGAGAATAAATGTTTAAAATTGCTTTTTAAGGATAAGACCCTTTCGTCTTGCCCTTTGATTGACGGATGTCCGAACCCTAGTATTTTTTTATCAATATTTTCTGACAAGACTTGGCTGATGTCTTTTTTATAATTGTTTGATATAAATTGGGCGATCTGCTGTATTGGTAAGTGTTGATTTGTGACACAATTCAAACCCGCCGCAAAAGCCTGCGGAAGATCTGCTCCACAGTTTGCAGCTAATGCCACTACCGCTGAGCTTGGAGGCTCGTTGTCAATAGGGAATTCTATAAAGATGCTAGATATGGCATTAAACAACTCAAGCTGATCTTCTGACGCTTCGCCTTCTTTCTTTAGGTGGCTTACGGCTTCGTTAAAAAACATTTGTATCTCCTTCGAATTTTAAGGATACGATTTTGGCGCTCGCTTCAAGTTGCCTAGCTATCTCTTGAGCATTACTTAGGGAAGCTTCGTTGTTATGTTTAATTTCGAATACGAATTTTTTTACTCCCATTTTGAAAAGTTTTCTTCCTAATTTGGTTCTTAATTTTGTCCCGATGCCTGCTCTTCGAGAGCCTGGGTTAACGATAGTTATTACCCCTATTGATATTTTCTCCTTTAATTGATAGATTGTGTTTATCTTGGTTGAGCAACAGCTTAGGCCTATTAATTTTCCGTTTAGAAAGAAGCCATAGATCGGATCCTCTTCTAGTAAGATGGGGAAAATCTCAAACCTATAGAAAGTGTATGAGTTTTTAAGGGTTGGTAGTAATCCTGCAATATGCAGTTCATCCTGATTTTTTAAAGAATTATGTATTAGTGAAACTATTTCTTCTTCGTCTCCAAATTTTAACGATCTTATTTGATTATTTTCTGAGGACATAATAAACTATCCATAAAAGTCTTCATCTTCTTTTGATTTCTTGAGCCAGAAGATTGAGCCAGCGATTGCTGCGACTAAAAAATCTCCAGGAAAGAACTCGAAATATGAACTTGCTATTGTTTCTATCATCTAAACTCTTTTCTTAATAGTCTCCACCTGTCTGAGTCAATTGGTTTATTTCCATTATCAATAGCATACAGCATTTCTATGACTTCGTCAATAGTATTATAGATATATTTATGGGGAAACATTCCAAGCATCCATAATGGAGTTTTAGATTTTCCGCCCTCCATACTTACGAATACGGGCTTTTTCTCTCTAACCGCCGTAACGATTTCTTCTGCGCTTCCCCAGCTCGCAACTTCAGGGACGAGATGCGCGATTATAAAATCGCTTCGATCTACCAAGTTTAAGTCGTACGCCCTAACCGTTTTCATTCTTTCTGTTACTCGGTCATACTGCTTTGTTCTCATCCATGTTTCCATTTCTTGCCTAGACGCTTCATCTTCTTCCACATCTTTTATGAATGGTTTTTTATATGGGTCGAAACAGGTGATGCCTAGCGGCTCGAGATCTTCTGTGGCTTTATCTCTCCAGTTGCGGCCACTTACATATTGCATATGTCCTACTAGATAACATTTGGTTTTGTACAATAGATTTTTATCCGTCATTCATCTAGTATACTAAATGCTAAACAAAATGTCAAGCTTATTTTATCTTGAAGCTATTGTGTGCAGAAAATATTGAGATGATATGATGGATCCAAAGTTAATT